TGATACCCAACTTCAGCAACAAAATCGTTGACTAGTTGTATTCCGAGAGAAGATGTCCCAACGCTAAATAAGACGTAATCTCCCGGCGCCCCCAATACTTGAAATTGTATAACGTGTTCTATAGCAGAAGAATTCGTTACTGTTTGTTGCGCGTGTCCGTTAGTAGTCCCGTTGGAAATTAAATTTAGTCTGTCATTAGTGGCGTCATGGGCAATGGACGATCCTGTACCAGAGTGGTCTGCCCAGCTAGTAATGCCTGATGGGAATGTTCCGTTAGTAATCGAAGCGGTAATATTAGGTACGGTTATCTGCCCTTGGTTTCTAAAAAACCGCATATAGTTATTTCCCATTTCCAAAATATAGTTTTGAGCGGTGGAAAATTCAAATTTCTTGAGGCGGGATTTTATGGTAGCGCCTGTTTTAGTAGAGGCGATATAGCGAGTTCCTGCTCGGCGCATAGCTCCCCCCTCTGGGAGAGGAACTAGATTCTCCATTGTTGCTAATCCACTAGGGTATTTATTAAAATCTACTCTAGCAGCTAAACGCGGGGTTAGTTCCCCCGTGTTCATCGACGGAGTTATAGGGTGAACTTTAGGCATTAACGAAAACCGTTTCTAGAAAGCGCCCATGACCCCCTTGGTCGGGGTTCTGGAAAAGACCCCATAGCATCTATAGATTTCGCTTTTGCTAAATCTTTTTCTGCTCTTGCCGCAAGTTGGTCTTCAAGAACATTAGAATTTGCGATTGTGATCGCTAGATTTCTAGCTAATGCAGAAGATAGCGCAATACGAAATGAAGGCGGCATCAAATTAGGGTTAGTTTCCCTTTTGACATATGTTAAATAAACAGCCGAACTATCAGTGGTTAGAACTTTTTGTCCTGCTAACTGTTCTTCCCTGAAATCAATGGTTCCAAATCCACCATCATTATCGTGGACAGATATAGTATAGATCCAATCGGAGGGGAGTGCATAACCGTAATCAAATTTAAAACTCGGTGTAGTTGTTAATCTTGCTAACTCCACTCGTTGGGTAGCAAAATTCCACGGAAACTCAAGAAGATTATCTCGAATTTCTGAATAAATATCGTTAATAGCATTTGCATTCGGAGTGGCTTGAGTAAAAGAGGTTATCCTAGTACCCCCAACCAATCGTAATGCGACGTTTGCTACGTCGGTTTCACTAGGCATACAAAACTCCTTTTAAGCCATAGCAGGTAGAGGTTTATCCCCCCGTGCAACAGCATGGGCTTCCGCCTTATTATCTATTTCGCAAACAGGTTTTCCATCAGCAGTAATAACGTACGTCCGTTTCCCCAGATTCCATTCTACTAATCCTGTACCAGAAATGAATACTGGCGGGGCTTCTGTCGAAGGTTCTTTATCAATAACTTTCCCCCGTGGGAATCTTTTAATTTTGTCACTTAAAGGATGAAATTCTACTTGATATCCTGTTTTGGTTTTGGTTACTTCTAATATAATCCCTTCACATAAAGAAAGAATACGGTTCTGACGAATTTCAATCATCCGTATCATATCCCCCGCCATGAGATTTCCTCCCATAGGGCTAAAAAATCCTTCATTAAAGCATTCTTTAATTTCGTGCTGGTCACAAATATAGTTCCAGACTTTGCCAAAATTCCCGTCTTCCGGTTTATTCAGCCGATGTGCTTTCGCCTTTATCATACGTTCTCCTTTAAAAATAATGAAAATACGAGTTCCCCTCCGCAGGAGGAGACCAGACGAAGAGAAACCCGCATTCCACGTTATACTACTTAATCTGAATCCGCATAAGAGGCATTCAGAACATTATCAGATAGATCGACAGCACCAGATGCGACAGCATTAACTATATGCAAGCCCATCCCGGCTATTGTACCGGTGCGGACAGCAGTTGTCCAATCAACGGTATAGATTAAGTCGCCAACCTGAAAGATCTGGTCGTCATCAGAGTTATTAAAATACCCAGCCGCATCCACCGCTGTGGATGCTTCCAAAGTATCATAACGCCAATGATTAAAGCCATTATACGAACCCATGTTAGTCAGATCTGCCGGTATAAACGCCATTTCTGTCTCCTATCATAAGGGTTCAAAGAAAAATCAAGGGGCCGAAGCCCCTCAATCAAATTACGAAGCTGGGATAGCAGCAGTATCATCGACGTTTCCTTCGATAACTCCACCGTCATCAATCATTACAGAATTACCGGACATCGCATGATTTACAAAATGCGCTGCTCGATCACCATGCCAAGTGATATCTGCGCCAACAGAAGTTTCACCAGACATCGTACCTGCAAGATTCCCCGGGGCTTTACCCGAAGCATACCCAACTGCCGATTTATTCCAAACGAAAACTTTGGATGTACCTGTACCTACACCCGGGTTTCCGGAATGAACAGTCCAAAGAACTTGCGCCCAACGTTTGAAAGAGCCTACTGGCGCTCCATTGTTGTACACCTGTCCATCGGCTCCGACATAATCAGAGGATGCGAACTCGTTAATAGTTGACGCCATAGCCCATAGTTTCGGGGACATAACACCATACATACTTCCCGGTTCATATGCGTCATTGCTAATCATAGCTTCGAGCATACCGAGTAATCCGTTTCTAACTGCTGCGGATGTTCCTACAGCAATAGTAACAGTAGATGATGAAGTAGAATCTAAAGTCGTGAGGATTTGATCGTCACACTTTCGACCCAGAGCTTTGGCACCGCCACGGGCGATAGCCATTCGTTCATCAATGTTGATTTTTGCCTCATCAAGTTTATCAACCCAGTCACCAGCATAGAAATCAGCTAGGGTCGTGGAGATAGCCGTATGGGCTTGGTTCATCGGAGTAATTGTTCCGTGTCTCGCTTTCGTAGTAGCGGTTCCAGTTCCGATTTTCTGGAAAGTCGCTACAGAGCCAACAACGTCAGACTTAAAACGAACGGTAGGCTTTAAAACCGACCCTTCCCTTTGAAAGACGTCGTGGACATCACGCTCATATTGCGTGATAAACGAATTAGTAATTGAGGTAGCCATTATAAGCCTCCAAATTATTAAATAGTAATAATAACTGCTATTACATTTCCTCTGGAAGCCGTTTTGAATTCGGAATTTGGGAAGTCCTTTCGGAGGCCATGTCTTCCTTCTAACGGGGCATCGGTCATGTTGTACTAAATATCGGCGGGGCCGTTAGGGAAGCCGCCTATGAAAAATATACAATTACTTGTATATATTGTCAATTCTTTATAGTTATGAAGTTCTTGTCTCTGTTCCTACAATAGCTCCACCGCCATGCAGTTTATCAAGCGCCAAGCGTTCTTTCTCATCCCACTTTCTGGCTTCTGCATGATTACCTTTGGCGTAAGCATCTTTTCGTTTATCACGATAGGAGTTAGCTTGTTCCATTAAAGTTTCCTTCTCACCTTCTGTTGCTACACTACCTAAAGCACCTTCTCCCATATCTCTCCCTAACTTTGCAAACATACGAACTAGAATAGGATTGTCTAAAATAAACCTTCCGTCAGATGTTTCTATATGACGGGCTTCCTCAAAGTCATCTCCCAGTAAGGCTTCACTAGCTCGGGACGCAAATATAATGTTCTTATCATAATCTTCTGCCCATTCTTTCCGCATGGATTCTTCGCTTTGTTTCGTATACGCATCATCCATTTCCGCCTTTTGCCCCATCATCTTTTCTATCTCACCACGGAATTCGCTAATCAGAACATCAGCAGTTGCTTTTGGGATGTTATTATCCAGAAACAGATTCGCCCAAGTATCTTCGGAATCCATCATATCTTCTGTTCTTTCTATCCCATCCGGTAAAGGAAAATCATACCCGTCTACATCTTTAGGAACACCAAGCGCCTCACGATATGCGGATACATCTTCTTCTCCTGCGTCTTCTCCCGGGGGGACGATTGATTTAGATAGTTTTTGTCTGGATTCCAGATTAGCTTGTACCAACGCATCAACACTGGTAAATCGTTCAGCGTGTTTCTGTAATTTCTCATCCTCGATTAAATCTCTCCAAGATTCAATCTCAATAGATTCCTGTTCTTCAGGAGCCTCGGTTTCAGTTGCTTCAGTTTCCTCAACCGCTTCTTCTGTCTCTACTGCTTCTTCGTCTGCCATAAATTATCGCCTCGTTTTTTGTGTTGGTGGTGGGGGAGCGGATGGTTCTACCATAACCAGCTTGTGAATTGATAAAGCCAGTTTTCGTTCCCCAGTTGATATTAAAGTCGCATTCGGGTCAACCCCGTGTGTATTAAATTTAGTTGTATCATTCGCCATATAGCCCATACCTAGTATTTCATTAAACACCCGTCTCCCTATTTCGGAACCGAGAAATAGTTCACGGAAATCTTGGTAGCGTTCTAAGTCACTACTATATTGAGTGACTCTCTTAAACTGATCGAAAAGCTCTTCGATGTCAGTTGCCTTGTTTACCTTTTTTCTTGGCATTAAGCAGGTCTACTCCTTTTTCGTTTCTCCATCGGAGTTCCTTTATAAAGCAAGTTTTTCTTTTTTGCGCCTTCTTGTTTCTTTTTCTTTTTTGGTTTAGGTTTTGGTTTTGGTCTATACGGTTTAAGTTGCCCGAGGCTTTTACCAAAAGCATCCTTCAGCCCTTCTACAACTCCTGTTTTCGGGTCGTCTCTTAATCCTTCTCTTTTTACTTTAGAGCGGGGACTTAATTCGTCTCGCATTTCCTGTCTAG